TTATCAAATTTACAGTTCTCAAACACAACCCCATCATCACCGATACGAGACTTAGTAATCGCAATAGTTGCTAATTTCATCTCTTTTTGTTGTAAAGTTTTAGCAACTGAGATAATAACGTGACCTACTTGTGCTTTCTTAATCGAACCACCCATTTGGTCAGTAGTAACAACCTCAGATGAGATTGAACTTCTATTACCTTGAGTTGCGGTCCAACCAACTAAATCAAGTTCGTGACACATAGCCTCAAATGACCTCATCACAGACCCCTCAGATTTCCATTCATCACTATGTTGTCTATCAGGTATAACACAGTCAATGTAATCCAAAAGAACCATATCAACTTTATTACCATCAGCAATCATTTTTCTGATTTGGTTTTTTATTTGGAACATTGATATTGTATCAGACGGTAATTTCGTTAGGATTAATTGGTTCTCCATTTTTTCCTTGATTTCCTTAACCGCAATCATAACTTCATCCTTTTTAGTTGATAAATCATCAGGGTGAACTTTTGTCCACAAAGTTATGTGTTTTCTTTGGATAATCTTAGGATTATCTTCAAAAAATATTTGAAGGACATTATAACCTAAATTAAATGCGTTATTCGCGATTTTAGTTAATAACGTAGATTTACCCACACCTGTCGGTGCCAAAACAACACCAATTTCACCTTTAGCTAAACCACCCTTTAATAATCGGTCAATACCTGGTATTCCCATTGGTATAGGATGTCTATAATCCTCATTTAAAACAGAATCTAAGTCAGAAAACACGTCTGACATACCACTTTCTCTTTGACCTACTTGTAAAGCCTCTCTAACTAATTGTTCAACTTTATCATAGTTTTCGAACTCACCACCATCTATGATTTTTTGTGCTTTGTTCATCACTTTTTGAAGTTCTTGTTGTTTACAAAACTTCATTGCTTTATCCTGAACAAAGTCCCCACCTTCAATAGGTGACTCTTTAATTTTTTTAATGGTATCAATAACCATTTTTGACGCCAATTCTTGTTGTAGTTCAGATTTTGTAATCTGTTCTAACGTATCATACGTTGGTGTATGCTCGTATTTAACGTAGTACTCTTTAATCATCTGCATGATTAATTTAAAGTACTTGTTTTCAAAGTAATTCACCTCTATTACGTCAATAATAGACCTTGCAAATTCCTTATCAACAATAATTTGGTTTAATAACTGTAGTTGAAAACTACTTCCTAAATAATCAAAATTTTTCTTAGAACTCATATGTTTTTATATTGTATTAATCATAAATATTAAACCTCAAGTGGAATTCCAAGATATTCGTAAGTTAAATTTTTAGATGAAAAAATGTCAGTCAAAGACATAAGTAAGTTTTTTAGGTGTGGGCGTACGTCCACAGTGTATCTTATCTTCGGAGGGTATATTTTAGCATCAAACTCTCTATGACAAATTGTCACGTCTCCCTCTTTAATATAGACACTAAAAGACTCAGGTCCATCAGTATATGATGTATCAAGTACTGAAGGGTTGTTCATAATTTCATACATGTTATCCAACATATATGTTGCAGATTTCATCTTTAATTCTCGTTCCAAATCATTCTTGAAATCTTTAATTAGATTATACAAATCTATCGAGCCTTTCGCTTTCGGATTATAATCTTTAATATTAAAAAGTCTTTGAACGATAATGTTGTTATTCACTTTCATTAAAAATTCCAATTTTGTTGCCGTTTGTTCTTTCATACTTTTAATTTTTAAACTTTCTTTTTTCTTTTCTTGCTAATTTTAAATAGGGTGTCAAGAATTTCACCCATTCATTATCTCTCTTAGGTAGGTATTTGAATAAACCATCTTCCATCATCATTTTCATCAGATTCTTGTACCCCCTACCTTCAGGGTCTAAAGTTTCTGAGTAATAAAGTTCTACAATTTCTTTTCCATCATCATTAATTAAAGGGTTCGACAAATCAACTATTTTTTCATTAATAACAAAAAATTCATCACCAAATATACCATTTTTTGTTTTACCACTTAATAAATTTTTAAGTGCCGAGTTTTCTTTATCTTCTTTTAACATACCCTCAGCTCTTGTTAAAATATCGGAAACAGATACCACTTTTTCAAGTATCTCAGGAAATAATTTGATAAATGTTTTTTCACCTAAGTAATATATACCGTCAATATTATCTGACTTATCACCCGATAGTATTTTATAGGTTGTAACGTTCTGATGAGGTATCTCAATGTTGTCAATTTTGATTTTATCCCCATTCTTATAGACTTTCTTCTGTGATGGTGAATAGACACTCACTTTATCAGAGATAAGTTGTGTAAGGTCTTTATCATCAGAAAAAATAACTTTAGTTTCAGTTTCGGAAATATGACAATAATGAGCAATTAAATCATCGGCTTCATTATTAGGAATATCAATTTGTCTAACAAATGTTTCCTCTAAATATTGTTTGATTCGTTGTCTTTGTTGGTGATAAGATTCTTCGTTAAAGTTCTTGTAAACTCTACGGTTTTCTTTGTATTGAGGGTATATTAGTTTTCGAGATGAGGAATTATCTTCCCCATCCCAAAATACTACTACTTTATCAAAATTATGTTCTTCAATAAATTTTCTAATGGTGTTTAAAAAGTGCCAAATTCCACCCACATGTCGTCCTTCATGGTAAAATTCTTTTACACCATGAAATCCAATTTTAAATAAATTATTCCCGTCAATTAATAGGGTTTTTGTCATTTTTTACCATTAAATGGTTCTACAATCAATCTTCGAATTCTTCTTCCGCTTCAGTAGATGCAAAAATTTCACTCAGTTTGAAGTCACCTTCACCACCTAATTTTTGATTCCAATATTCGGAAAATTCTTTTTTGTACTTGTCAATCTCGGTTTTATCGTCTTTGATATAACCTTGAGGAACTGCCAATATTTTACCATCTTTATATGATAACCCATTAACGTGGTTCTTCAATATTGAAATTTTTGTTCTCGTTGCGTAAACAACCGTTCTATTATTTTTAGTCGCGGTAATGTGATTAATACCCGCTTTCTTTTGATTACCAAATAAGAATACTAATGACGATGCTAACCATATAGCTTCACCACCTTTAGCCTTAATCTCAGGTTGTCCAAAAGGATTATCAGGTAATTCTACCCAAGGTTGATTAATAACCACCATACTCGCCCAATAAGGAACATCTTCTTTTTTAGTTTTAGATATTCTCGCTGAAATACCCATACCAATTTTATCGGCAAAAGTTGCTGCGTTATGTTGTTTACCACCTTTACCATCAAATGTCATCTTACAAGGTATTGAACCCACAGAATCCCATAAAAAGATAATGTTAAAAGGAATTTCACCTTTATCTTGAGCATCTAAAATATTATTGATAAATTCCGTTGCTTGTTCAATGTAATCAAAACTATCATTGAAGATAAAATGACCGTCCCATTCTCCATCAGAGTTTTGTTCAGCCTGAAGTCCTAATTCAACCGCATGTTCCCAATTCCATTTTCTTTCAGTAATAATGAATACAGGTAAGTCACCTTGTTTTTGTGCGTTCGCCGCGGCCAAAATCATTGCAGTTGTTTTAGATGAGTTTGAGTGCCCTAAAAACATACTGATGTGTCCTTTACTTGGCCCTGGTATCCCACACGCTTCAGTAAACGCCTCACCACAATTGTAAAAACTCTCAGGTTTGTATTTTGTCTTAGTAGAATACTTTTCTTTAATAGTGTCTAATGATATTTCTTTTTTCTTAATTGCCATAAATAAATGTATTAATAAATTTTAAAAAGATAAACCCCAAATATGGGGTTTATCATGAAATAATTCAATTAGAATGGTAAGTCTTCTTCAGGTTCGTCATTCACTTGAGAATCAACTAAAACTTCAGTCGTAACTTTAGTTTTTGACGCTCCACCGAATGTTTCTTCAGATGTGTCAGTATCACCGTAAGTGTACTTACCTAAAACAGTGTCCCATTTTGGTGTTTGACCATTAGCAATAGCTTCTAAGTACTCAACAGGTTTTTTAGAATAAACGTCTCTCCAAGTTAATGAGTTATTAACCCACTCATTAGCAACGTCTTTATCCTCATGAACAGGTGCTGGGTCATCGTACATAACTGTTTGGATAACAGTATACTCTTTTCCTTTAGGTGTCTTAGCCTTAGTTAATTCAAGGATAATGTCTCTACCGTTTTCAGGGTCAGTGATATCACCTTTAGCTCTCCAAATAGGAATGATTTTGTCTAACACACCTTCATTTTTGTAGTTGTGTTTAAAACGCCAAAACTTAACACCATCTTCAGGTCTGTCTCTGTCGATAACTTTAATGATATAAAATTTACGGGCTCTGTAATCACCTGCTAATTTTTTATCACTCTCTTTACCTGTTGACATCAACTCATCGTAAACTTCTGTTAGTGGGGAACGCTCATTGTCGTTTTTTCCTGGGTCGTACAATTTAAGGTATTGTCCGTCAACTTGAATTTCATGGAACCAAGCTTCAACGAATGGTGAACCACCATCAGTAGCTGGTAAAATTCTCAGTCTTTTTTGACCTTGTTTTTCATTTTTTTCTAAGATAGCTGCGAAGTATCTTTTCATTCTGTCTTCTTGAGACATTTTTGGGGTAAAGTTACCCGTTTGTTGTGCTTTCTCGTACTGAGATAACACCGCGTCTAAACTGTTTGTCGCCATATATGTTAATTTAAATTGTTTACTAAATTATAATCTAAAAATTCTTGTCAGTCAATTATGTCAGTTAAAAAAAACGAGCCTAAACTCGTTTTTTTTTTTATTGTATTCTTTTAAAGTTATCAGGTTCCTTACTATTCTCAAAATCTCTAAAAGATTTTTTTACATCACTTGGTGTGTAATCTTCAACATCGTCTTGAGTTAAAATATACTCTTCTTTTCCCTGTTTTTCAAATTTTTCTTGATTATCATCGAAATAATCACTTAATTTCTGATTGAAAGGTCCTGAATCTAAACTTCTTAGTTCCATTTTTTCTTCAGGTGATTTTGTTCTGTATTTCTCAATTTTTGCTTCTAAACTATTAAGTTTATCTACAATACTATCCATATCACCCAATCTTTCTTCAAGACTTGTTAATTGACCAAATAATTGTTCGAAATATTCTTCTTGTTTTTTCTCAACATTTTTTTGAGATTTAACTAAGTCAGTTATTTCAAGTTCTTTATTATCTTTTCCTTTATCGTCAAGTTTCTCAACATCAGGGTCAGATGTAATATCAATTGGTTCTGCAATTGGGTCTCCACCCATAGCATCAGGAGCCGCTGGTGGAACCGCTCCCATAGCGTCAGGTGAGGGTAACGCTCCCGCATCAGGCGGAATTGCTCCCGCATCAGGTGGTGGAGGTAATGCTCCCTCATCAGGTGGTGGGGGTAATGCTCCCGCGTCTTGTTCTGTAATATATCTATTAATTGAGTTATATCTTTTTAACTCATTTAAAATTTTAACATCTATTTTCATGCTCTTATCCATTTAATAATTGTTTAACTCCGTTATGTGTTTCAACCTGAACTCGTCTGTTTCTATTGATGGTGTTATCAACTCTCTCAATTAAACCATCTCTCATTCTAATTGTGTAACAATCACCAGTATCTAAATCACAAACTTGTTTAGTACCGTCACCCATATCTTTTTCTGTAGTTTTAGTATTCTTACCTAAGTAATTATCTAATATTAGTTTAGTATTCATAATATATCTTTCTATATAAATATCGTCATTTTTTAATTAATCGCATTATATACGTCAATTGATTTTTTTACCTTATCTTCTAAGTTTTTCAACTTAGTTTTATCATAACTATTATACACACTCATATCTTTCATCATAGGCCCCTTAATTGTTAAGTTATTAATAATTAAAAATTTTGCAATAGAGGATGCCGTCACCTCAACACTACCCATTCTTGATTTCCATCTACCAACAATAAATTTCAAATGATTATACAAGTCATTGAATACCGCATAGGGTAATATTGTACTATCATTCGCCGATGTCAAACAAAAAAATTGTTTATTACCTATAAAGTAAGTTTCTGAAGAACCCCAAGCACCATCAGATAATGTTACACCACCGTAGTTACTTTCATACGCAGTCATTTTAATATCACCATTGGCCGATTCAACATATAAGGCCGCGAATACGACATACTGTAATACACTTCCATCAACACCATCCGATATTAAAACATTTTTAAGTTCATTTTTAACTTTAGAGAATGTTGAGTTATTCACGGTAGGGGTAATATCATGGAATTCATCATATGGTGCAACTGGTTTACATGTTTGTGGTTGTGTCAATTCTTTATCACCACCACTAATCGCTTGTATTTTCTCTTGTTGTGATTTAGCAGTTCCATCAGCGTTTTTACTTTCCTTTTCTTTAGCCTCTTTATCCTTTTTATTATTCTCAATAATACTTTTCAATAAGTTATTTTTCAATGTTTGGATATATCCATCAATCTTAGGTAAAGATGCCGTAGGTTGTCTAATACCTGTAATAATGGTTTCAAATGAACCTTGGGTAATTGAATGACTAACTGTTTGAATCATATATGGACCATTAAACATTGGTACATATCTTAAATTGAAATACATCGTCGGTTGTATTAACGCATTACCCATCATAGATACTGTACAGGTATAACTTCTATTCTTATATAAATTATACAAAGATAAACTTTGTGAACTACCACCTCTATTACCTGCTTGATTTGCCATTTGGTTAATCACCTCCAAAGATTCCACTGTTGATGAACTATTTTTTTGGTCAACCATAAACCCATAAAACATAGATTGATTTTGAGGCCCAATATCAACATTAAATCCAACAACCTTGTTAGACTTATCCCAATCTTTTTTACCGACTTGGTTTTCCACTAATGGATTATCAACACGTCTTAAATCAAACGCATCATTTCTGTATCTATAGTCAACGTTTTCTTTTAAATCCAATTGTTCAGATGGTTTACCCGCATAATAACAAACCATTTTAGGTCCCGATTCTCTATAATCAACATCCATAAATGTACCAAATAATGTATTTGCAAATTCTAAAGTACCTTCAGGTTTTGGTTTTGGGTTTTTACTAACGTCTTGTACATTATAAAAATTCACATATGACGGTAAATTATGTACAACAAAATTGTTTTCCTGTAATATAGTTTGTACGAAAGATAACATACTAACTTTAGGGGAATCCAACACGTTTTGTAATCTATTTTTTAATTTATATACGTCAACTAAAACTTTCTCCCCAATATTTCTACTAGCTCTATCCAATAACAATATATCTTCAAACAATGTTTTAACTTTAAAGTCATTACCCGATATCCACTTGTCATTTAATGATTTAAACGACTCCCAAAGTTCAATTTTTGATTGAGGTCCTTCCAAATCAGATACTACTTGATTCTCAGGACTATTATTAACATTAGGTAATTTTTTATTTAAAGTTATCATGATATTATCAAAAACTTTATCTAAAAAATAATCTGTCTGTGTTAAATAATCAGTCATTGACTGTAAAAACTTAGTGTTATTAAAGGTACTATCCTTTAATTTATTAGTCGCATAAATTTTAATTAATGGCGCCAAATCTTTAATATTACTAATTTCAAATGAAACATTGTTATCAATAAAAAAGTCGGTAATATATGAACCATTATCATCATATTTTAATTTATCAATATTTGAGAAACCCACATAAGTTTCAAGGGCTTTCCATTCATTAGGATAATTAGTTATTGATGTTACCAAATTTGTATTTGGTGGTAATGCGTTTGGTGTTACAATACTATAATCACCATATTTGTATTGGTCTACAATATTTAAAAACGAAAATGTGTAAAAAAGTTTTTTATTGTAATTAGTTGGGTTACCAAATTTAATAATCTTTTTAGAATTCATAAATTCAATAATTGTATTATTAAGATTTTCAACTTGTTTTAATTGTATATTTTCAATTAAATTTGTACTATTTGTACCAGTAGTTTTAGGGATTTTAGCTAAAGTTCTCATCATACTTTGGAAGTTGTGTGTAGGGTCCCCTTCCAAAGTATCGTAAATTGTTTTCGAATAATTTAAAAACTCTTGTTCAAGAATATCTAATACGTCTTTTTCAAAGACACTAAACATTTCACTAATATCGTCATAACCATTACTATCACCATTTATCGAAAAATTTTCTTGTGAAGATGTTAATCCTGTAAAAATTTCTTTTAAATATTGAGATGGTGTTGGTTTAATTAATTTATCAACATCAAAATATCCATAATTAGGTGCAGCCCAAAATGTTCTAACTGAACCATTAAAAACCGCGGTATTACCCGTTACTTCAATTTTTTGTTCATTACCATTAAAACATTCTTGATATGTTTGATTAATTATAGAACCCTCAGAAGGCATCAAATAGAAACTAGTATCATCTAAAGTTTTAACATATATTGACCAAGGTATTACTTTTAAATTTTTAGTATCCGCAGTACTAGTATTAAGTAAGTTAGTTGATTGATTAATTATAGCCCCATCAACGTAATTTAGAGTTAAACCTGACGCTATACCATATTGTATATCA